CCAAAATGCTTTTAAGCGCTTTGATTGCGCTGCTCGCATCTCAGGCGTCCAGTTTTTCGATGTCCTTGGCATCTATGCCTCCTAGTTTAATAATTTCATACTTAGGAATAAACCAGCGCGATCCATCTGCGATTGCGCTGATTTGTCCAGCTTTGATCCAGCGCCGTAATCTTTTACGGCTGGCATCTGTATAGCCCTCGCCAAAAAGGGCATTACAGGCCTCTTTGACAGTGTACAGAGCCTGACTAGCCATTTTTGGCACCTTGGTAACCTTGCGGTGCTTCAGGCCACGGTGGTTCCTGTGATGGCGGCGGCGGTGGCGGTGGTGCATAACCAGGCGCAGGCGCCGGGGCAGGGGCTGGGCTGGTCATGTTAGGGCCATCATCAGCAAACAAACTGCCGCCACCAACTTTCACATATTGATCGCCAACCTTTTTTTGTAGCTGTAAGCCTGGCTGTTTTTTTGAATTTGAATAGTAGCTTTTCACAGCTTCATAGAGCGCCTCATCTTCAATGTTGAACCAAAACGCTGCGGTTAGCTGATCTGTGATTTCCACGCCAGATTCCAATCTGACTTTAGTATTCTTAAATTCAGGCCGTGCCATTCTTTAAATCCTTTTCCTGTTTTTGCCAGAAGGCGTAAAAGCGGTTGTAATCGCTTGGGTTTTCCTTGTGCATTTTAGTCAGCACAGGGTTTAACTCACTGATCCATGCGTTCAGGCCAGTAAGTGTTCTTTTTGCTTGGATTTGTGCCTCAAGCCCATCAAGGTCATATGGCTTGTCAGTCTTTAGTGTTTTTTTTGGCGCATCTTTTAAGGCGCCGTTAATCTCGCCATCGTCATCATCATCAAACTCAACCTCTTGAATACCAGCGGCCATGCCAAGTGCTGCCATGAGCGCATATCGCCGGGCATAGCTTATAGCTGACCCCAACTTTTGATTGTTGGTCATGTCATCCACAGCAATAGGATAACGGCCTACTTTTTCCTCGCCAGAAGTGTGCATGATGTAGGTCTTTAAATGCGTGCCTACACCATCTTCATAATCCACTAACTGGCTAAATGATAAGCCATGCTGTGCCGCCTGCTTAACCTTGGTCATCACTGATCCAACGCTGGCATATTGCGATCTGTTGCCCTTCTTATCTAATTCTAGGCCTGTCTGCGCCGCTTGAAATTCAGCCAACGCTTTTGCTAATTCACTCATCAGAAAGCCACCATTTTGTCATTTAAACCAACAATTACATCAGCTTTTGTTGATGACTTTCCTGTCTTATAATTGTTATATGCACGACTTAACATCACGCCATATTGAAGTGCGCGTAATTGATAGGCTCTATCCATTCGCATACGATTAACATTTTCAAGCATGTACGGGATTGGTGAGCGTGGCTTTGACCCAATGCCTTTGCACATATCTTCAAAAAAAGCTGTGATTTGTTCTTTTTGACCGTGCTGGCAGGCAACATAGAAAAACGCACCAACAACACCAGTTTGCCACTTAGTAGTTTTATAAACCTTGTTTGCAACATTTATTGATTCTTGAAGCAAATCATGGTCAATTTCAGTCAAATATTTTGACTTTAACCAATCGTTTGATACACCTGATTTTGGTGAGTCAGCCATGCCAGATTCATAAGCTATAATCATTTTAATAATGGTTGACGCTCTTTTATAATTTGGCACTCCCATCATCGCCAGAGTATCAGAGCCATCACGTTTTTTGCCCACATCAATATGTTGAAATGTGTCTGGATCAATTCCGAAACAGGCGTGTGTTTTAAAAGGTGTGTTGGCACGAACACATGCTTCAAGCCTATGTTGACCATCTTTCAATAGGCCATCATCACCAAATTTTATTGTCTCGCCTGTTAATGACCAGTTTTTGGTCTGCATATCTTTACTATAAGTTATAACTTTTGATGGGCTTATGGGCCGATTATTTTGATTTGTTGCACTTAAAGCAAATTGCGCTACCTTTGGCGTTATTTCTACAACAACGCTACCTTGCGGTGGCTTGGATATGTGTTTTTGTAAGGTTATTTCATTTAGTTTTTTTGTTTTATTAATTTGCACAGTTATCTCCCTCTATGCTGCGTGTTTCAAAAACCTTGTGTTCTGGATTGTTTTTCATCCAAAGCCGTGCGTAATAGGCTTTGTGATGGTCATTGATCTTAAGTGTGCCGCCATCAGGCCGGGCATCTACAAGCACAATGCTTGTTTCCCAGCGTATGCGTTCCATAATTAGCGCAGCACCAACGCGCTCTTGGCCTTTAGCCAATGCCTCGCGGGTGAACTTGTCCCACAGTTGATAAACAATAGGATTAGCCTGATGGAAGGCTAGGAACCGCACTTCGCGCATATTTCTAGGCGCTTCTAGTGCCTCAAACATGGTTTGCTGCACCATCATCACACGCCCGGCGTCATTGAAAAGGCCACAACTATAGACCACCAGATGGCTAACAGAACGCCATATCCGATGATTGCTTGTGCTGCAAATCGCAGTGCAACAAACAGCACTCTATATCTGCGCCGTGTTGCATAGCTGGCTTGCTCAATATGTAACTGCAAAAGTTTATTCATTATTTAAACCCCCATAGTTTTTTTGCTTGATTTAGAACCTCTGGCCGACAGTCCCATGCCCACATATGGGCAAAGTCTGGTTCGATTAGGCGCAACATGGCCTCAACAGAATCGGCGGATTTCAAGATGTTTTCGCGGATCGCACACTTGGCAACGATATGATTTAGTGCTGATTGCAGACCGTCTTGTGTAAGCTGGTCACAATTATCAGCGTTGAATACGCGGTAGCCGCTGGCATTGGCATAGACAATCGACTGCATCAAACCAGTGCCAAACCAGTAGCCAGCCACCTGACAGACATGGGCAAACATTGGTTTGGTTGGTAGGCTGGCAGATCGTTTGCCTGATTTGGTATTAGCTGCTGCGCTAGACCACTTGGTTTTTAACTCTATGCGGCGTGAGAAGTCTGGAAAGCCTGAATAAGGCAACTTTAAGCCAGGTAAGTTGGAAAAGATTTCACTCTCACCCTCGATACGGTTCAGACCATAGGCCTGATGCGCTTCTTTAACGCCCTCAACAGCGTGTGTTAGTACGTCGGCAAACTCACCGCGATTGACCGCCAGTTTGCGTTCATCCTTGCCATCATCCCAAGTGCGCGGCTGGTAACTATCGAACAGGCTCATGCCGTGGCGTATGGCGGCATCGAGGCTATGGTCATCTATCAATGTGAGATTTCCACAGTCCTGCACAACTCTACCAGCCAGCATGTTTGCATTGTCATCTGAATAGAGATCAATAGTTGCTCTGGCTTTGTCTTTATCGCCTAGAGACTCGCCTTTCATTACTTTCCAAGCATCATTTACGGCTGGTCTAATCACACATTTGTCAAACAGAGTTCGACAGACTGGACGCGATGCCGGGTTAGAATGATGGAAATAATGCTTGTCAGAAGCCCATGTGATATTTGGCGGCAAAGACATTAAAAAACCTCAACAGAAAACAAACTCTGTTAAGGTTGTAATACTCTTTACGTTTTAAGACAAGTGCCTTTTTCTAAAAAATTAACAACAATTAATTATTATTTGGCATAATTTTTTTACGATATGCTGTCACATCGTAGTCAACCCATTGCATTTCATTAAGTTCTGGGCATAATAACATAGAGATTATAGGACAGGCCCACTCTAATTCAAGATTCTCATGGCATCCAAAGAAATTACTTTCCAGCGTGTATTTTTTACGGCTTGATTGATAAACTATGCCATAGAGTAGATTGCCGGATTTTGTTTTGACTAAGCTGTAACGGCCAAAACAATTTTTATCCACAACATTACGCCAGATAGGATCAGCATTAACAATGTCTATGTTTCCGTGCTGCCAAGCAGCTTGGTGGTCAAGATCATCTGACAAATCCCAATAGATGCCCATGGTATCTTGCTGATAAAAATTATGTACATATATAGCTTTGTTTTCATATTGTGACATACGAGGTTGCTCCATCCTGTGGCATAGAGCCAATTCAGGATTGCCGCCTTTATGTGATCCAAGCAGTATGTCAGACGTTTTATTAGCATGTTCTGTACAGGCTTCATTCCAAAACATTGCTGCTCCAATTATAGGAATGGCTGGATTGCTAAAAAATATCTGCTGTGGCGTGCAGTTTAAAATCTTTGCATATTCTTCTGCATCGGTCAGTGAAATACCAATGTCACCGTTCTTATGGCGTGATAGTGTAGGCGGCTGGATGCCTTTTAATTCAGCAACCATGTTACTTTTAAGGCCAGACCTTACTATCATTTTATGTAGATTGTTCGGCGCCACAATGTTTTCCGCTGTCTTTGTTACCACAATAAATACCTTTTCAGTTTAATAGCGTGTCTTTTTACGTCAACATATTTATGAAGTAATAGCCTTGTCAGAATAAGTCAAGTCGATTATCGTGTGTTAAATCAACAACGCACGGATAACGAAATGCAACTTAACGACTACTTAGAACAGAACGATCTTTCTTTTTCCGAAACTGCCAGGGCGTTAGGCGTCAGCCATGCCACGGTGGTTCGCCGCTGGTGTTTGCCAGCAGGCAATAGTGAACGGCTGATTCCAAAACGCGCTAATATGGATAAGATCGTAGCCTTTACTGGCGGCAAAGTTATGCCAAATGATTTTTACAGTTCTCATAATGATGACTGAAGATGAGCTACAGACATATGTGGTGCAATGGCTAAATGCCGCACTACCGCTGGGCGCCGTGTTTCATCACAGTCCGAATGAGGGCAAGCGCCATGTCGCATACAAGGTGCGGTTAAAGAAGCTGGGCATGGCACCGGGCTGGCCTGATCTGGAAATCTTTGTGCCTGATAATGGCTGGCATGATCTGTGCGATAAAGGCCCGATAATGATTGAGTTGAAGCGCCCCAAGGGTGGCAGCTTATCGGCAAATCAAAAGGACATACAGGACAGGCTCAAATGCACAGGCGTCTATTGCGTCACTGCAAAGCGCCTTGGTCATGTTGCGGCATACTTGAAGCCATTAATAAAGCTACGTCAGACCAGCCAGGCAGACATAATCAGGCAATTATGTGAGGCGCAAGGTGGCTGATCTATGCACATACAAGAACAGTTATGGGCGCTGCAAAGATGGCTGGGTACGCATCCGGGATTGTATGGAGCCATCAGAAACAGTGTCAGACCTATGCCCGGTCTGTGAGGGTGTGGTGGGCATTGTGCATCAGGGCGATGGCTCGATGCAGACAGCTATTAATGCTGGGCGTTGTCCTAAATGCAAAAGCACAATGGCAGCTAGTGCCTGTGATGTATGTGGATTAATCATAGGGGGCGATCATGGCAGATGCTAAAAAGCGCAAGTATTACAAGCTGTCAAACAAACCAAATCCTGGGCAAATGTATGACAAGCCACAGGATGAACGCATCTGCCTTAAATGCAGAAAGGCGTTTATGTCGTTTGGCATATTCAATCGTATTTGCGGCTCATGCAAAGAAACCAAGGAATACCGTGGTGCCAGCCTGCAATCTGAGACAGGGCTGTTACCCAAATGAACCATGCTGCACTTAAAGAAGCTGATCAAGAGATCAGCAGGCTGATAGGCGAGGGCTTTGGCCTGTTCTGGATAGCAGATGCCTACAACGTGCCTGTTATACGCTTGGGCAATGATTATCAGCTTGAGGTTGATTTAAATTATCAGGAATTACCTAGCTATCTTAAAGGCCAGCCGGGCGTGCTAACGCTGGGCTATTTGCGCCAGCAATTAGCAATCAAGGTGATGGAGATATGGCGCAATGAGGAAGAAGCGCAAGCTGCAAAGATCGTTGACGTTGAGAGAGCCAGAGCCATGCCAGGCATGTGGCGCCATGCACAATCTGGATATGGGTACATGGATAATGACAGGCACAGGCAAATTGCTGTGCGCTAATGACAAGTGTTGGCGTGACATTTTAAGAACGTATTATGAGGGAGAAAAGCACGATGCCAAAATCAAGACGCACTAACCAGCAAAAGCCCAAAGCAATGATTGATGAACAGCAAGCTAAAACCGCAAGCTATGCTGCTGAACAATCCAGCAAGCTGTTAGCTATCCAAGAACCTAAAAACTATATTGAAAAAGAAAGCTATCAATGTGCTGAAACACTAGATAAAGCTGATTGCTTAAACTCAATTTTACAGCCACCTAAAAATGTGTCAAGTGAAAAAATTGACCCCCAATTAATTCAACAACTTATAAGCAAAACTGTGAAGCACACAAATCATCGATATAGGTGTGTCGCGGCAAAACGCCGGGTTGATGACTTTGGTTACAGACAGGAAAAAGTGTTTAAAAGATTGCGTGACCGCCTGTCAATTGACCGCTTTAAAAGCATCAGAAACAAGTATTGGGAAATGAATGTATTCCAACAGCGCCAGTTTGTGGAAAAGATGGAGATACAGCATCATGGACGTTAATGCCCTTAACAGCCTATTCATGGAAGCTGCAGAAACCGATAGGCGCCTGCCACGGGCGATACGCCAGCAAAAGCTATCTGCATGGCCTGATGTTGTAAATGACTGGCATGGTTACGGCTGGACACAGATTGGCGAGACAATGCTACGGCCAACCTCAAAGCAGATTGACAACTATGATCGGGCATTGGAGTTGACTGTTTCGATGCCAGAGGCAGATCGCAAGCTGGTCTGGGCTGTAGCGCATAGCGCAGCGTTTAAGGCCAGAGGTGCGCCGTGGACTAGGCTGGCAAGGCTATTAGGCTATGGAATTGATGGCAGGGTGGTAAAGCGCAATTACATGGATGCGCTTATACGGTTGCATTATAAGGTGTGACCATGTGTCAAAAGCAAGCAAACCATGTGTCAAAAGCGATCAAACCATGTGTCACAGTGGCACACTAACCCTTAGGAACCCTTAAGAACACCTTAAATAGTGTTTCATTTTAACTTATTTCGACAATGTGTGTTGCGTATGCCGTGAAATGTGTTAGCTTTGTTGTATGATTCGGCCATGTCATGGCCACAACTAAAAGCAGGCTGGGCGCCCTCGCTCAGTCTGCTTTGCTATGAGGACGGTATGCGTAAGTTTCAGCCATCCCTTGTTGATTGGGATGAGATAGCCGCACGCTTGATGGCTGGTGAGCCAACAGCAAGGGTAGCCAAGGATTACGAGATCAGTAGGCAGGCAATAGCAAAGCGTGCAAAGCGTGAAGGCTGGCTTGAAAGCCAGGTCGTAATGCAAAGCGCTAGAAAGAACGCAGAGCATTTAACAGGATTGAAGGTTGCCATAAGACGGCCAAGGGTTGCAGTGCAACCAGTGCAACCTGATAGCGTGCAACCAGTTGCTAATGTGCAACCAAGTGCAACCGTCAGTGCAACTAACGCTGGTCATGTGCAAAAGTTTAACAAGGATACACCAGAGGTACGCAACGCAATCCTAGGACTGCTAAAGGATGGCGTGCCTAAGATACACGCAGCGCAGGCTGTAGGCGTGCATGAGAACACGCTGAACAGATGGCTAAACGATGACAGTGGTTTCAGTGCAGAGGTACGCGCAGCAGAAAGCGCGGCTGTGGCTCTCAGGGTGCAACGTATTGGAAAAGCTGGTGAAAAGGACTGGCGAGCCGATAGCTGGTACTTAGAACGCACTCAGAAGGCTACGTTTGGCTCTGACGCTGGCAAAGGCGGTGGCCTGGCAGT